GCAGGTGGTGGCTCGGGAACGCCTAATGGCGGTCAAGGTGGATCGGGAGTTGTCATCCTCAAATATCTTACAGCTGATGGCACGATCACTATTGGCTCAGGTTTAACTGGTTCAACCGCTACAAGTGGTTTATACACAGTCGCAACAATTACACAGGGCACTGGAAATGTGAGTTGGGCATAATGGCACATTACGCATTCTTAGATGAAAATAATATTGTTACAGAAGTTATAACTGGCATTGACGAAACCGAATTAATAGAAGGTTTAGATACTGAAACTTGGTATGGCAATTTTAGAGGAGAAAAATGTGTGCGCACATCATATAATGGAAACATCCGTAAAAACTATGCAGGTATTGGTTATACATACGATGAAGTTAGAGATGCCTTTATAGCTGCTGAACCTGCAAACGCTATAGGATTTGATGAAGATACTTGCAAATGGATAGTACCTGAATTCAATGAAGCCTAAGTTATGTGCAGCTGGCGTGCAGTTAAGAGATCAAGTTGATACGTGGTTTCCAGATAGGTGTACTAAAAGTCCAGAAGGATGGCTGGGCGATAGTCGTCATGCCGCCAGAAAATCGGATCATAATCCAGACAAACATGGGTGGGTCAGAGGTCTTGATCTTAATGCTCGGTTGGAGTCATCCGACAGCCTCGCACCTTATTTGGCTGACCAGATCCGAGTCGCAGCCAAACAGGATCCACGCATATCATACGTCATCTATAACGGGCGAATATGCTCGAAAATATTAAACTGGAAATGGCGCAAGTACAAAGGCATCAACCCACATAAACGACATATACACATAAGTTTTACAAAGTTAGGCGACACAGATGGAAAGCCGTTTGACATACCACTAATAGGGGGCAAGATATGAAACTATCAAATAAACACAAGGCAGCAATTAAGTCATATTTGAGAGCTGTGGCAGCTAGTGGAATTACAGTGGCACTCGCTATTGTCGCTGATATTCACCCAGCTTATGCAACATTACTAGGTGCGATAATTGCACCAATAGTCAAAGCTGTTGATCCAACTTCAGGTTCTGAAGCGGATTATGGCGTTAATGCGAAATGACCGCTGCAGAATGGGCTGGTTTTGCCGCAGGCATCACAGCCGTATTAATCGGTTTCTTTGGGGGTCTCCGCTATCTTATTAAAGGATGGCTTTGGACATTAACACCTAACGCTGGATCATCTCTCGCAGATCGCTTGGCAAGAATTGAAACACGCCAAGAGGAAATGATGAGAATACTTGTGGATAAGAAGTAACCTTATACACATGCCTAGCACACGTAAGCGCAAAAAGATAAACAGGCGCAGAGTACGCAAGTCTCCTGAGCCATTATCTAAGTTAGAGGTATTTTATATTGCTAAACATGAGATGTTTAAGGCTGCTCGCAAAGCAGGTTTTAGCGAATCTGTAGCCCTATATCTAATGGATAGTCCTGAATCAATGCCTGATTGGATTGTGGGCGACCAAGGTATTATCCCAACTATCCCTACTCCAGATGAGGATGAAGATTAAGCGCATAGCGTTTATCAGCGATCTCCAAGTACCATATTTTAATGAAGCTATAGTCAAGTCAGTTGGCCGTTTTCTGGCTAAATGGAAACCACACCGCACGATCTGTATTGGCGATGAAATAGATTTACCACAATTAGGTGGATTTAACGCTGGCACCATAGATGAGATGGTGGGCAATATAAATGATGATCGTAAACTGACCCAGGAAGTCTTAACCTATTTAGGAGTTACAGATATTGTGGGCAGTAATCATGGGATACGTTTATATCGATCTATCAAGCGCAGGTTGCCTAGCTTCTTAAACTTGCCAGAGATGCAGTACGAGCGTTTTATGGGCTACGACAAATTAGGCATCAAGTTTGCACCTAACGGCATCGACTGGGCACCAGGCTGGATTGCAGTACATGGCGACACCTTCCCAATAAGTCAGGTGCCTGGTCAAACGGCCTTAAATGGGGCTAAGAGGCATGGTAAGAGCGTTTTGTGTGGTCATACCCACAGACTAGGCCAATCGGCCTTTACAGAGGCATCTAGAGGCCAATTTGGGCGTACTATATGGGGCTATGAGATCGGATGTATGGTAGATTTAAGGTCTAGCGGTATGGCTTATACAAGGGGCTATGCCAACTGGCAGACAGGATTCGCAGTGGCCTACGTTAAAGACCGCAAAGTACAAGTAACTAACATACCTGTCAGTATTGATGGCAGCTTTATCTTTGAGGGTAAAGTTTATGGGGCTTAACCATGATTACCCAGAGCGTACGATCGATGACCATATCGACGACCTTGAAGATATTAACGTTATCTAATCGTTATAATAAAACAGCCCTAAATAATCCACAAAGTCACCCACAGGTGCAACACTATGCCTGTGCCACAAAGTATGTGCGCACAGATTGGGCTACAAATGACTATGGAAATTGCAGTTTATTTATTTATCGGCCTAAGCATGGCGTACTGGCTGGTGCTTATGCGTATTGATGACATGAAGCAAACCCACTACTGGCGAGGCCGTAAAGATGGCTGGGACATGCACAGACGTATGATTCAAAACAAGGTTAAAACCGACGAGGTATTTGACTATGACAAAAACTGAGCAACTGTTTGCCGATGTTATTACAACACTGCACCAGCGAGGCACCGATTATGGGCACCCTATTGGAAACCATAAACGAATTGCCGAGCTGTGGTCGGCTTACCTTGGTTATCCGATCCAGCCGAATGAAGTTGCGATACTCATGTGCCTGGTCAAAATCAGCAGGCAAGCTGAAGATCCACGAGTCGCTGACAATTACACAGATGCGCTTGGATACATCGCCATCGCTAAAACAATAACCGAAGCTATGCAAGATGAGGATGGAGTGTGGCTAGATGGCATTTAATTTACAAGACTACGAGACAGTCGAGAGCCGACTAGAAAAATGGTGGAAGGATTATCCAGATGGAAGGGTACAAACTAAGCTCGAACAAGCCACGGACACTCGCTACATTGTCAGTGCTGAATTATTTAAGACAGAAGCCGATGCCAAACCATGTGCGACTGGGCTTGCTAGTGAAAGCGTTGCTGATAGGGGTGTCAATTCAACTTCTGCACTGGAGAATGCTGAGACTTCAGCGATCGGCAGAGCGCTTGCAAATGCAGGTTATGCAGCTAAGGGTAAGAGGGCTAGCCGAGAAGAAATGACAAAGGTAACAAATTATTCACCACCTGGCTCACGTGCTAGAGCGGTTGAAGATGTGTTACGACAGTCCTTTGCAGTAGAAAATAAATCAGATGATCCTACACAATGGACGACTGATGGCGTGAAAATACCTGAACCACCAAAACCACCTACAGTATGTTGCGAGTTTGGGCACACACTGAGAATGGGATCAAGTAAAACAAATGGCAAACCTTATTATGGTTACGTTTGTCAAAATGGAATAAAGGAGCATGCAGTGTGGGCAAAGCAAGATGCTACAGGTGCTTGGTTCTTCCCAAAAGACAAAGGGGGTGAATGATGGGTTTTGTTGAGATTATTGATGGCAGTGGATACCTGGCCAGATTAGAAGACGACCAGGTAACCATAGAGCCAACCGATGACAAATGTATGGCCTGTAATGATGACAGGTTAATACATGATGGTAATTACTTAGTTTGTACTCAGTGCCATTGTAGGCAATAAGGATATTACCATAATGCACACACGATTCAAATGTAATGGCTGCAAGCGTGACACGGAGTTTCTGTGGCTCGATCAGCTTGATACACCTGAAGGTTTTAAGGCTTATCAGTGCATGGATTGTGGTTGTGTAGGCGTTAAAAATGTGGTAGAGGCTTTGCATATTCCAGACTCGGATATATGCAGATGTGATAAGTGTGGCAGTTGGAAGTTTGAAGCCGTGGTCTGTCACACTTGTCTGATATTGGAGGCTAAAGATGCCAACATATGAATATAGTTGTAATGAATGTGGCACCTATGGATCAGTGCATAAATCTTATGATGATGAAATTGATGGTATGCGCTGCCCTAAATGCGATTTACAAATGACAAGAATTTACTCAGCACCAGGGCTGATATTCAAGGGTGGTGGATGGGGCAAGAATGCCTGAGGCCACAGCTGAGGATTGGATTAAACAAAACAAATTGCGCCAAGAATGGTTAGCTGCTAATCCAGATGCACAATACATAGGATGGACTTCTAT